CTTCAACAAATAACATATTTGTCTCCTATTAAAACTTGGGTAGTGCCGCACCAGGCGCTGTAAAGTTAGCGGTGTATCTGGCTACGCCTTTGGTGATTCGTAGATCGTCTAGATAACCTACAAAATTAGACGCAGTTCCACCGCCAGTTCTAACGCCGTCTTTACCAATTAACGGCGGGACGGTATAACTAAGGTCGCTAGTAAAAGATGTTGGCGTTCCTATAGATGTTCCGTCTTTGTAAATATATAAAGTGCCGTTTGATCTAACAAAAGCAAGATGTTGCCATGTATTAACAGTTGGAGATACGCCTGTACTCATTACACCAGTTGCTTGAGTATGAAAATAAATACCAAAGCCGTATGTTCCAGTTCCATTATCAAACGCACAAGCAAATACATTGTTAGAACCGCCATCATATCTATTAGATAATACAGCCCTAATTGTTGCGTCTACGCTGGTTGGATACATCCAAAACTCAATTGTAAAATCTCCAGTACCCAAAGCTAATTCTGAAGCCGCTACAACTGGTTGAATGTAATCACCAGTACCATCAAACGCCATAGCATTTGACCCGTACTTAGTAGGATCTGATGCACCTACCTTGGCGTTGCCAACAGTGTCGATGTTGTTTAACCCAGATAGGTCAGGGATTGCAGAGTCTTGGAAGTTTAGTAGTAACTCTGTGTTGGTAACAGCGGTCAATGGTGCTGTAGGTGGTGTAAAGGCTGACGTATATACAGCAGTGCCTTTAATTATCCGCACATTTGAAATGTCACCAGTAAAGTAGCGTGGCAAACCGCTACTTAAACTACCTATGCGAACTTCAGTGCTATTAACTATACTTGTTGAGTCTGTTTGAGTAGACCCATCTTGAACACCGTCCACAAACAATCTTAACGATGTTCCTGATCTAGCTATTGCAATATGATGCCATGCGCCATCTGTAACTGTAGTACTTCCACTAAAAATGGTTGTGCCAGAAACAAAGTATGTAATAGTTCCGCTAGAGTTTGTATGCACTCCCCATGTTGCTGAGTTGCTTAAATAACTTCCTACAATGCCTTGATAGTTTACGTTTACAGTAGTTCGTATCCATGCTTCCCAAGTAAAATCACCAGTACCAAAGTCAAAGTCCGTGCTGTTAGGGACTGACAAGTAACTAGACCCATCAAAGTACCCAGACCCACCATCCGTAGTAATGTCATACGGCTTGTTGCTTTCAAACGGGCTGAAGCGGGTTACTTTGGGGGTTCCTGCGCCTATGATGCTAAATTCATAAGCATTTGAACTATTATCAATAAACCGATTAGATTGAAGTGTTAGTATTTCAGTATTTGCTATGCTAGATAACGGAGATGTAGATGGCGTAAATGCTGATGTGTAGACAGCAGAGTGAGTCTCCCTTAAATTAGATACATAGCCTTGAACCGTGTAACCAGATCCAACAGTGTTTTCACCAAAGGTTCTTTTGTCTGACGTAAAATTGTCCGTCAAAGAAACAGATGACCCTGAAGCAGACCCATTTATATATAACTGAATACTTCCAGAGTTTCTAACTAACGCTAAATGCGTCCACTGACCTGCTGTTACAACTCCTGTTTGATTTATTTTTTGTCCGTTACCCCAAACTTCAATAGACGTTCCGTTTTGGAATATACCTACGCCATCGCTATAGGGTGATGTTTTTCGACCATCATAAAAAGTGCGGTATCCCGATGAGACATTATCTGGATAAAACCAAAACTCAACAGTAAAGTCGCCTGTTCCAATTGTTGTGACGCCACTTGTTTTTTGAAACGCTGTATTGCCACCAAAGTAATTAGACCAGTTATCACCGTAAGGACTAAACACACCCTGCACAACACTGCCGCTTTCGGTGACTGTAAAGCTATTGGTTGAGCTATCAGTAAACGTGTTGTTCTGTCCGTTAAGTGTGCCGTCGCCGTCAAGGAAAAACGTGACGTATTCACGGTGGGTATCAGTGGACAGGTCTATTTCGTCTGGTGGCGTAAAGTCAGAGGTGTAACGGGCTACGCCTTTGGTGATACGAAAGTCATCTATAAAACCTGTAATAGTTCTTGTTGTTGGAGCATAAAATCCTGTGCCTAAATATAAATCACCGCCCGTTGCTATCGTATATCCACCAGTGTAAGTTGAACCGTCTTGTACACCGTTTACAAATAATTTTGTGTCATTACCTGATCTAGTAACAGCAATATGAATCCATTTACTGGTTTTTATATTTTGGGAACCAGTGATTATGTAGGAGGTACTTGCCGCTTGAACATACCAAGAAACATAATTATTAGTAGTATTAAACTCTAAAGACCAAGTAGAAGTATTTAAAGTTGATGGCAAGCCTTTTGAAAATATTCCGCCAACGCTTGCCGCCGCAGATATGTTGACCCAACATTCAATGGTATAGTCTCCGCTCCCTAGCTCTAAGCCATCATTTTGTGGGGTCTTTAAGTAATCACCAGACCCATCAAACTCCAATGACCCTGTGCCGTATATCGGTGCAAAGCCCAGCCTAGCGTCACCTACAGTATCTAGGTTGTTGATGCCTGATCTGTCGTAGATGCCAGCGTCTTGGAAGTTGAGGAGAAACTCTGTGTTTGTTACCGCACTAACAGGAGATGTTGGAACAGCGGTAGAGGTCGAGCCGCTTGTCGTAATTCTTAAATCAGCAATGTAACCAGTAAAATAATTACTAGCACCGTTAGAGCCAATATAATTTGTAGAATTTAAAGCAATGTTTGCTGAGTCGCTTGCCGTACCCTTGCTTACTCCATTGATATACAGCGTCCATGTGTTACTGCTTCTTTGTGCGGCAAAGTATGTCCATTCATTGTTGTTAATAGGAGCCTGTACTTTTTCATTGTTATTGTAAATTCTTATGTCATCATCTCTGACATAGATTAAAAAGCCACCCGCCGCAAATACTCTTGGGTATGCGTTTCCTGCTTGCGGAGCCATTGTTTTAGGGTACACCCATCCAGAAATAGTCATATCTGCAACAGATGGCTCGCCACCAGAAAAGCTCAAATATGCTGTGTCAGCTACATCAAAATAAGCAGACCCACCATCAGTCGTTATGTCCCTTGCGTCATTATCCTTAAACGGACTAAACGGGGTTACTTTGGGGGTTCCTACAACCGCAACAGTGTTAGTTGCGCTTTGATCAAAAAACCTATTTGCTCCAGCAGTCAACAAAGTTGTGCCTGTTATTGCTGATAAAGGGGCAGAGGGCGGAGTGAATGATGTTGTATATACTACAGATTCAGTAATTCTGAAATTACTTATGTTTCCTTTCCACAAGTAACTTGTATTGTAATAACCCCCAATAGAAAAATAGCTGTTAGTATAACTTGTAGAATCTGCTTGGCTAATTACTGAAACGCCATTAATGTACAGCTTAATACTTGATGCGCTGTAATCTCTTACATAAGCAAAGTGATACCATTTCCCCGACTCTAAAGAAAAAGTAGCTGAATCCCTCCAGCTACCGTTGGCGTAATAAATTCTCCATTTGGTTGAAAACCAAGCCAAAGCGGGGCCAGTTATTGCTGAATTTAAATATCCAGACCCAAGATCAAAAATACCTCGATGAGCATTATTTGCATCGTCTAAATTAACCCAGCCTTCTATAGTAAAATCATTTTGTCCAAGCAAAGTTGACCCTAAATAAACATTTAAATAGTCGCTAGTGCCATCAAAATAATTAGACCAATTATCCCCATACGGACTAAAGCTACCCTGTACTACAGAGCCACTCTCAGTAATCGTATACCCGTTGGTAGAGGAATCAGTAAAGGTGTTGTTAGCGTCACCGCTAGTACCATCACCGTCTAACAACAGGACAACATTTGCAAAGTCATCGTCACCAGTGTCAACGGCGTTACCAGCCGCCGCCTGCTGCAAAAACCTGGCTACACTCATCCCAATGCTTGCCCCGCTGTAAACCCGTACCAATTAGTACCACCGTCATGGGTGTAAAATACAAATTGATCCACAGCAGACGCTGTAGCTGTCAGGATAGGCGCTGTAGAACCAGGCCAATCAACAGACGCAGGCCACGTTACAGCGTACCCAGAAGCACTCGCGTCTTGAATAATCTTCAAAGAAAAACCATAAGCTGTACCAGACGACGGAGGATTACTAAAAGTAAATGTGGTGTTTTCAGTAAGTGTGTGGCTAAACACGTTACCAGCCTCACAATCTATTGTTGTCGCGTTGCTAGAGCTTGTTGGAGCAACGTAACTTTCGTTGTAACTATCAACCAGGAGCTCGCCTGTAATATCCACATCACCCGTGTAAGTGGATCCTACTTTCGTGGCAATGTCAGATTGAACGCTGCTGAATTGAGACTGGATCGCAGAGGTCACACCAGAGAGGTAATTGATTTCAGAAGCGGTCGCGGTGACTCCCGTAATCTCAGCGAAGCTCACTTGGCCATCAGCCAGGACACCACTGCTAATGATGTCAGCAAAATCTCTTGCCCTGCTCATATCTTTACTCCGGTTTAGTAGGCCAGGTTATTTCGCCGGGGAAGCCGGCCTGGGATGGGACGTCACGCAGTGCCTGCCGATACGCAACCATTTCTGCAGATGGCGTCTGCCCAGACTCCAGCGCCTTTAGGCATATCCAATCTGTTTCTGCTAATAACGTATTGCGTTCTGATCGGATGGTTTCAGACAGACCCGCGTTTCTTTCACTGAGAGCCGCATCAATTTGATCCTGCACGGAAACCAAATTCCCTTGAGCATCCGTATGCTCTTGGAACATATCGTTCTCTGTCCAAGCCCATACCCATTCACCCTGGGCGTTTTGCTCAACACCATCCTTGGTCACAATTTTGTAATCAGAAGATGGAGCGGGTTTCGGGGATGAAAACACAGGATCAATTTCTAGCAGATCAAATACATTGTCATTCCAAACTCGTGGCAGCGACCTGTGCCTATTCGCTGCGCGAATCTGCATTTCTGATTGGACTTCCCCGGTCGATCTAATTCGGTATTGAGACATTGTTTCGCCCTTTTACACTGGAAGCGTCATTGTTGAGGTGTGAACGTAGATAGCGATAGCGCCATCTCCACCATGAGAAAAGTTAGGCCCATAGGAGGCTTGGATAAACGTATCAGCGCCCCCGCCACTGCCAGCCCCTCCGCCCGGAGTTCCGCCGGGTTGGCCCTTGTAGTTGTTTGAGGAGGTGGCTGTTGTCCCGATGTAAGCGACACCGGTAAGCAATCGATCAGAGCGAGCGCCATTAAAAAGTGTGTATGCCGCACCACCGCCGCCGCCAGACGATTTTTGCGTAAGAGTGGATCCGCCGCCTTTGCTTTGGTTGTTAAAAGTATTTGCGCCTCCACTTCCGCCATATGTGACCGAGCCTGCGCCACCACCGCCACCGCCAGATTGCGTGCCGATCCCGTTAGCCCCGTCAGTAGGGCCGCTTACTCCATCCCAATAAATACCTTTGCCGCCAGCACCGCCATTGCCATCAAACCCACCGGCACCGCCGCCGCCACCGCCGTAATTTTGTTGGCTAGAGGTGCTTCCACCTAACCCACCAGCGCCTCCATCTCCACCGCCAGTAGTAACGCCGCTAGGAGTGTTAGAAAAGCTCTTAGACCCTCCTGCAGAAACGGAGCCTGACCTTCCCCCTTGACCGCCTTCTGCAGTTGCAACAAAGCTGCCGTATGTAAGAGTAGTATCTCCGCCGTCATTGGCAGTCCCATTGTATCCTGTGTCACCGTAAGCCAAGGGCCCCTGCCCGCCCCTGCCCACTACATAAGTAATTGTATCCCCAGCAGAAACGGGAAGATTTGAAAAGTGCGCTAATCCACCACCCGCACCTCCGTAATATGAAACATTATCAACAGAGCCATACGGGCCTGCTCCGCCACCGCCAACCAGCACGGCGGAAACGTAAAGCTGGTCATATTCTCCAGGCACATCTGGCACAGTGAATGTTTTGCTGGTTCCATCCGTGTAAGCCAGCAACGTGGGAATCGGCCCCTTGGAATCGCCACTTGTATTAGCAATATCGAAATTGGTGATTGAGTAGCTGTCCGTTTCGTCTATTGAGGTTGTCGGAAATGCACGATCATTACCCCAGCAAATCCGAACGGCCCCCGGCCTCCCAGACGAGTAACTCAACTGGCTTTCATTCATCGGATATGTTTGAGGGCTGGTTACATAATTATCTGTGCCTGTTCCGCCCCCACCAAAACTACCGAACTCATGTCCATATGAACCGGGGTAACCGTAATTTGAAGTTCCGGGCGCGGCTCCACTCGGCCCCTCTCCCCATACTCCTACGCCGCCACCTCTGCGTCTTGCGCCGCCTCCGCCGCCACCTCCGCCAGAGCCAGCAGTGCCATAAACGTATGCGGCGCTAGTATTTCGATATGTTCCTGTACCGCCAGAGCCAGAGTAACCAGCCGCTCCGCCACCGCCCCCGGGATATCCATCGGAGTAAGAGCTTCCCGTTCTACCGGCACCTCCAAGCTCGCTGTTAGCTACATTGGATCCAGTTCCATCACTTGAAATGAGCTTAGTTGCGCCTCGGTATACGCCTGACTTACCGCCATCTCTACGGTTTGAGGCAGTACCGTCACCAAGCATCCCAACCTTGACCGTTAAGGTTTCTCCGGGGACAACGGTCATTGAGCCATACGCTAACCCGCCGCCATCTCCGCCCGTTGCGTTACGACCAATTTCCCCAGCGCCTACGCAAACAACATGGATTTCTCCAACGCCATCAGGCACGACAAAGCTATAGTCTGTAGTTGGCTCTATGCCACTACCAAAAAAATCGGTGTAACTTGTTGTGTCCTGATTATTTAAATTGCTAAAGTCTTTTATATAAAAAGCCGCCTCGCCAGGAACGGGGTCGAAACCGCCAGCACCCGCCGCAGCCTGGATAGCTTTAATTGAAGAGCGGCTCACGCTAAACCCAGCCCCGCTGCAAATCCGTACCAGGTAGTACCACCGTCATGGGTGATGAATACAAGGTAATCCACCGCGCTGGCAGTAGCCGTTAGCGTTGGCGCTGTGGCTGCAGGCCAATCTACTGCGGTAGGCCATGTAACCACAAAGCCAGATGCGCTGGCGTCTTGCACCAGCTTCAAGCTAAATGCCGAAACCTTACCGCTAGAGGCGGGATTGCTGAACGTGAACGTAGTGTTTTCTGTCAGCGTATGGCTGAAGTTAGTGCCATCTTGGAGGTTTACGGTTGTTGCGTTGCTCGTTGATGTGACGGCCGTATACTCCTCAGAGATGCCGTTATCAAACGTAACTACGCCGTTAGCGTCAGCAGTAACCGCCTTGCTCGCTTCGCTTGTTCCCAGTGCAGTAACGTCGAGATAGTTAATCTCTGCGGTGGTGGCTGTAACACCATCTAGGATGTTCAGCTCCGCCACAGTAGAAGTAATGCCGGCGAGGGTGTTGATTTCTGAAGCGGTCGCCGTAACGCCTGCCAGAGTGTTGATTTCCGATGTGGTAGCCGTAACGCCATCGAGGAGGTTTAGCTCAGCCGCTGTGGCAGTTAGCCCCAGGTTAAGCAGCGCAGTTGCAGCGCTGGTTAAATCTGACAGGTTTGATGATTTCGCCAGAGCGGTAGACACATTGAACGTGCCATACGCAACAATGGAAATCTGATCCCCGGAAACCGCCGCGCTACCCAGGACAACCGTAGATCCGTTGGATGCCGTGAAGTCAGTTTCTGCGAGCTTGATACCGTTCATGTAGACATCTACATAGCCGGGGTCGTAGGTAGCCGGGAAGGTGGTTGTGGATCCGGTGTACGATCCAGAGCTGGTGCCGACCACATACTCTGCCCGCTCAGAAGTGCCGTTTACGGATGAGCCGGCGTTTTGGAACCCGGAGCTCCCGTACACCTTCATAATGTTTGTGCTGGTGTCGAACCACAGATCACCCGTGGTCGGGCTTCCTGGTGCTGTTGCAGAGATAAAGTAAGTTTCTGCGAAGCTGTTTACGTCAGTAATGTTCGTCGCGACGGTATTGACGTTAGCGATGTTCGTAGCGACCGTTCCGACATTCCCGCTAGTAGCGTAATACTTGGCCGAGTAATCAACTCCGTCTACTGTGCCGGTGGTTTTAATCGCCCAGTCCTCTGCCAATGTGGCTGACGCAGAAGCATTAGTCTCACTCGTCCCAGCGTTTGTCTCACTGGTCGCGGCATTGGTCGCGCTGGTTGCGGCCGCTGTGGCCGATCCTGCCGCCGCAGTAGCGCTGGTAGCAGCATTTGTCTCGCTAGTCGCCGCCGCCGTTTCACTCGCACTGGCGTTAGTTTCGCTGGTGCCGGCGTTTGTTTCGCTAGTCGCAGCATTAGTCTCGCTAGTCGCAGCGTTGGTTTCGCTGGTAGCCGCCGCAGATTCTGATGCCGCGGCCGCAGTGGCGCTTGTAGCCGCCGCAGTCGCACTAGCAGCCGCATTGGTTGCGCTTGTGGCTGATGCGCTCTCGCTTGATGCAGCAGCAGTTTCACTTGCAGCCGAATTCGTTTCGCTGGTGCCTGCGTTAGTCTCAGATGTTGCCGCGTTGGCTTCACTGGTCGCCGCATTAGTGGCAGACGTAGCCGCCGCAGTAGCACTAGATGCCGCCGCGTTTTGGCTGGTTAATGCCGCCGCCGCACTATTCGCGGCCGCAGTAGTGCTCGGTGTGATATACGCCAGGGCCGCGGCCTCTGCCGCAGCAATAATTACCGTTTCAGCATAGAGCTTGGTAGTAGCGTGTTCATTCGCAGTTGGAGTTCCTACGGGTACAGGGTCAGAAAATCCTTGGCCGGAAGCCACTGGCGCTGGGAGCTTGTCGAAGGCAGATTCAACGTAGTCATACCGGGTGTTGATGTCTGCGGCTCGCGCCAGCTCACCGGCCTGTAGCGCCGTCAGCGTTGGTACATAATTGTTAGGCACTTCTTAGCCTCCGTATCACCGTATGAGTCTCCTGGGAGAGTAGTGAAGGGTTACCCCGTGAATCGTGTGAGTAGCACTCTCACTGCCGTCAGTGCCGATATAAACGCCCATGTTTGAGCCTGTTACCGACACCCTTATCTTCGCGTCGTTCGAGTAAGCCGAGCCCCAGGAGAACTCGTTCCACTCACTGACGTCCCACAGGGATCCAGGAGATGTGTACAAAAGAGGAGATGTGCCGGCAGACTGATTGCCCAAGCCATACTCCGTTGTCGCTCTGACCACTACTTGAATGGGCGATCCCTCGACACGGATATCGGGCTGTACCAGCCGGTATCGCTTGCGGATGGTCGGGCCTTGATAAGCAGTGAAGTTGGTCAGAATGAATGAGTAGATATTGCTGGTGCCGAAGCGGTAGCCAGTATCCATCTTGTAGACGTTGCCATCGTCAGCACCGAATACCGAAATCTCTGTTTCTGTTTCGTCAATCGCAGAAGCAGCGCACTTCACCTCATGGGGAAACCGGGTCTTGGTAACGCCTACTAGATCCGGGCCATTGAAGGTGAAATACAAGCCATTCTGGCCGTTGAACAAACGATACTGACCCCCTGCACGATTAAGCACCGCGACACTGTTGGTCGTGAAATCAGAGATCAGCGTCTTGACCTTCCCGGACAATGACGCATAGGCGAAGTTACCGTATTGCTGTGCCGCCGCCAGGCTCATTAAGCCCTGCCGATCCAGGCCAATTACCTGACCACCAATAGACTGCATGGTGCCCTTGTAAGTGCCTGCCCTGTTTAGATCGTCAAGCTGCCAGTCCGCAGCAGATGAGCCGTACAGTGACTTGGTGGAATCCTCGCATCCAACAATCAATGCGCTCGAGTGCTCTTTGAGATTAGTAAGCGTGTCGCCAACCGCGATCTCAGCCGCACCGCCAGCCACCGTATAGCCATTCGGGTTGCCTATCTCAGAGATATGGAGGGATGACTGGATGCCGAGCACAAGGTGCTTCTTGTATCCAACCACCAATGATGGGTTGTCCTGGGTGGCACCAGTGCTAATCAGGGTAAAAACAGAGCCATCAAACTCAG